AGCCATCTATGCTTATGCAGCTAGTAATGCATATGTGAACTCAACTTTTCAAACGATTGCTGGTTTAGCATCAAATGTCGCGACACTCACTTCAAATAACACAAACTTTGTTGGTACTGTGTCTGCTGCTAATGTTGTCTCTAATACGCAACTCCAATCAAACCTAGCGGGATACCAGACTACATCTGGTCTAAACGCTAACATTGCAGCATATCTTCCTACCTATACTGGTGTAGTCGCTGGATCGAACCTAAGCATTTCTGGTGGTGCTACCGTATCAGGCAACTTGACTGTTACTGGCAATCTAACACTTGCTGGATCAACCACGTTCATCAATGCAACAGTGATCACCACAAATGACTTAAATATTATTCTTGCGAATAGTGCTTCTACAAATACATTAGCAAATAACTCTGGGCTTATTATTGGCACTAGTGCTAACCTTGTATACAACTCTTCTTATCCTGCATGGCAATCTAACGTAGCATTTGTTCCATATTCGAACAATCTAAATCTGGGTTATGCAAACGCAGCATGGAATATATACGCCACTGCTATTTCTTCTAATACGATATTTGGCCGGACGGTCAACGCAGCGACATACGTAGCAACCTCAAATCTTGCATTAACATCAACAGCAAACTTGACTATTGCATCTGGTGCTGCGATCATTGATACTACTGGTTCACAAGGTACCGTAGGTCAAGTATTGACTTCTAATGGTACTGGTAACGTTTATTGGTCTACAGTCATTGGCTTAAACGTTTCTGCTCAATATACATTTTCAAACACCATAACATTCACACAAGTGATCAATGGTACTGCCAATGCTGCAAACTATATAGGCACATTGCCGGCAGCAAACGTTGTATCTAATGCACAACTTCAAGCAAATCTTTTAAACTATACGCCTAACACAACAGTCTATAGCACATTTGCTCAAAACACTTCTGTATACTCGGTGTTTGCTCAAAACACTGCGATATACACTTATGCTGCTTCGAATGCTTATGTTAATAGCACATTCCAGACTGTGGCTGGTTTATCTTCTAATGTTGCTACTCTGACGTCGAACAATACCAGTTTTGTTGGTTCTGTATCTGCTGCTAATGTTGTATCTAATGCACAGTTGCAAGCAAATCTTTTAAACTATACACCAAACACTACAGTCTATAGCACATTTGCACAGAATACAGCAATCTACGCATATGCGGCAAGTAACACATATGTCAACTCAACTTTTGCACAGAATACCGCTGTATACTCTACATTTGCCCAAAACACGGCAATATATGCATACGCTGCTAGTAACTCATATGTTAATAGCACATTCCAAACTGTAGCTGGTCTTGCCGCTAACGTAGCTACTCTGACATCAAATAATACAACATATCTGAATGGTCAGCTTGCTTCTTATTATACCAATGCTACAAACATTTCAACTGGTACTCTGCCTTATGCACAGTTGCCTGCTAACGTTGTATTTTGGTCAAACACAAATACCTTTACTGCGAATCAGACGTTTAATGCCAACATTAGTGTTGTCAACGTATATTCTACTGGCACGGTCAATGCTTCAGTCTATCAAACGGGTGCATATGGTACTGCAACAGCGCAATCTCTTGTAAACTCTACATTCATCGTAACAGGCAATACTACTACAAATGTGGTAATCGGATTTAACTCTACCGACAGTTCGCTTGCAGAGTTTGCTTTAAACTCCAATACATTTGCTGAAGTTGTGATATGGAATGCGAATACAGGTAACAATGCTTCAGGCGATTTTATTGTCAATGATACATTAGGACCTGAGCCTACTAGCAGTAACTACATTGACGTTGGTATTAATGGCAATGGATTTAGTCAGTCTACTTGGACAATCAATGGTCCTTCAGATGGATACTTGTATACTGGTAACACCAATCTTTCTGTAGGGACTGCTGGTGCTACTTCTTATATAAACTTTTTCACTGGCGGCACACTTGCTACTAATGAAAGAATGCGTATTACGAATACTGCGATTGTTGTAAATACTGGTATTGGTATTTCTGCAAACGGTTCTACAGGTACTAGCGGGCAGGTGCTAACATCATCAGGTACAGGTAACGTTTATTGGAGTACAGCAAGTTCGTCTAAGCGCGTTGTCTCATATGCTAACTCTTCAACGTTTACTGCAAATACTGACTCTACAGATATTGCAACAATGATATATACAGGATCAACTGGCACATTCACTATTGCGAATACAACTGGTACTCCCATTAATGGGCAACAACTAGTATTCAGAATACAGACAACAAACTCACAAACACTTTCTTTTCAGGCACAGTTTGCGGGTTCAACCGATCTACCATTGCCATCAGCATTGTCAGGATCAAGTAAGCACGATTATCTAGGCTTTATATATAACTCTACAACATCAACTTGGCAACTTCTTGCTAAGAACTTTGGATTCTAAGGAGATAATAATGATTAGTATTGATTTTGAGTTTGATGCAGGACCATATGGTGTTTTTAGAGATGCTCTTCATCTTCCTGATGATCAAACATTCACGGATGATCAGATTGCAGAGATGAAACAACAAAGATATCAAAACTGGTTAGCTATTGTCAATCCTCCTGCATCGGATACTCCTCCGCCACCAGAGCCAGAAACACCTCCTGCAAATATTAATATATCTGGTGTTGATTACACTTTGCTTGAAGGTACTCCAGCAAGTGGAGCAGTCCTCATTGAAGTAAATGGTACTTGGTACCAGAAAGCATAATAAATGGCCAATATTTATTGGGTAGGAGGAACAGGTACTTGGGATACTTCTACAACCACACACTGGGCAAGTTCGTCTGGTGGCACAGGTGGTACTGGAACTGTTCCTACTGCGGCTGACACAGTATTCTTTGATAGTGGTTCAGGTGGCACTTATACTGTCACTATGTCAGGCGCTTTGACGTGCCTCAACATCAACATATCTGCTGGCGCGCCCACATTTACAAGCACAGGTACGCTTACTATTTCTGGTAGTATGAATATTACCAATATAACTCCTACTTGGTCAGCCACTGGACTTATTACATTCATTTCGACAACTACAGGAAATACAATCACAACAAATGGCACAGCATTTGCTGCTGCATTTACATTTAACGGATCTGGTGGATATTGGACTCTTGGTAGTTCGCTTACAACAACATCAACAACAGCTTTTACAGTAAACGCAGGAACATTCGATACATCGTCTACAGGTAACTATGCTTTAACTATAGCTGGAACTTTAACGATTTCTAGTTCTGCTACAGCAATATTGAACCTGAATGCATCCACAGTAACTTTGCCCGCAGCAACGCCTTTATCTCTAGGATCAGCGGGAGTATTAAACGCAGGCACATCTCAGATCAACTGTACGTTTAATGGATCTATTTCTTTTAATGGAAACGGCAAAACGTTCTATAACGTTGCATTTCCTACAGCCGTAACAACATCTGCGGTTTCAACCAATATCTCAGGCCAAAATACGTTTTACAATCTATCATATACTGCACCATCGGTTGTTGGATATAGAATAGCTAGTTTTTCTTCTAACCAGACTATCAGCGGCGCTTTAACTACGACAGGCACTGCTGGCAATCAAAGAGTGTGGTTTCAAACTACTGTTTATGGTTTTCAGTTGATATTGACATGTAATAGTGCAGCATCTTTAACTGATGCCGATTTCAGAGATATCATTGTAAATGGCACAGCTTCTCCTATTTCGGGCACACGTATAGGGGATCTTGGAGGCAATCTGGGTATTACAACTTCAACACCAAAAACTGTATATTGGAGTTTAACTGCTGGCGGTAACTGGTCTTCAAATGCTTGGGCAACATCTTCTGGTGGCACACCAGCCGCTTCAAACTTTCCTCTTGCGCAAGACACCGCAATCATTGACAATACGGGACTGACTACAGGCAATACTATTACATTAGATACTGTTTTTGCGTGGATAGGCAGTATAGACATGTCTAGCAGAACTAATGCTATGACATTGACAAATACAACAACGCCCATTACTGTATACGGGAACTGGAAAAATAGTTCTGCGGTGACTGTAGCAGGAACGGCATCATTGACATTTGCTAGTAGAAACACACAATCTGTTACAAGTGCTGGAGTTTCGTTCTCACAAGCAATCAACATTACTTCGTTTGGTGGATCATTTCTACTAAATGATGCGTTTAGCATATCTTCTGGTGCTAATCCAACATTATCTATTGTGTCGGGAACGTTTGACACTCAGGGATATTCGATCAGTGTTCCCACACTTAGCGTGGGTGCATCGAGTACACCCGTGGCTCCTTGTAACGTATATCTTAGATCCAGTACTATAACAGTGACTTATATTTCTGGTGCAGGATTTAATACTGGTCCATTACTTACAGTTTATCCAGGAACTTCTACTCTTAATATTACCTCTGTTAACTCGTCTCTTACCAACTATGGTAGTGTAAGCGCGACATTATACAATGTTAGTATGAGCAACGGCGGGCAAGTTATTTCTGGTGCTTTCACCTATAGTGGAACTCTAACACTCAACAATCCCAGTTCTGGTGGTTATAGATCATACATTATTAGCGGCGGCATACAGACAATCAATACACTATCTGCTAGTGGTTCATCAGCAACAGGAAGAGTGTTTATTTCTGCTTCCTCGGTATCAGCAAGCCCTACGTCAACTCCAACAGTGTTAAATGTCACTACATTCTCTTCTCCTTCGGATATTGATTTTAGAGATATTACACTAACGGGCGCAGCCGCAGGAACTTCAGTGACAAGAGGTGGTGATTGTGGAGGTAATAGTGGTATTACATTTCCCGCAGCTAAAACTGTTTACTGGAATCTAACTGGTTCACAAACTTGGTTCTCTACTGGATGGGCAACATCTTCTGGTGGTACACCTGCTGCAAATAATATTCCTCTTGGACAAGACACGGCAATCATTGATAATAATGGCGCTGCTACAACAATCAACTTTTCAGGCGGGTATATAAGCACATTAGACGTTTCTTCGCGTACAAGTTCGGTGACATTTGCAGGTAGCATTTTCATAAATGGAAATCTAAAACTTGGTACAGGTGTAGTATCTCCATCTGCATTTAATCCATACTTTACTGGTCGCAATACAACACAACAGATATTATCCAATGGCATATCAATAAGCGGTGGTGGTAATGGTATCGTTATATTTAATATAAACGGAACTGTTCAACAATCAGATGCATTGAATACTGATCTTCTCACACTCACAAACGGTGGATTCAACTCTTCATCATATAACACAACAATAACTACCAGATTCGTAAACACATCAACATCAACTCGTACGTTGAATATGGGATCTGGTACTTGGACGTTAGCTGGAACAGGAACAGTTTGGAACACTGCATCAACAGGCTTAACATATTATGCAGGCACATCTACGATTGTTCTATCTGATACATCGACAACAGCAAGAACATTTACGGGTGGTGGATTTTATTACAATAAACTGACTATTGGTGGTACAACTGGTGTATCCACAACCACTTTGGGTGCTGGAGATACATACGGAGAACTTGCATCCACAAAAACAGTTTCACATACAATATCATTCAGCACAATATCTGTTGGCAAGTGGTCTGTAACAGGAACGTCAGGAAATCTTGTAACTGTCACGGGAACAACACTCACTCTTTTTGGTGATCGTGTATCGGGCGTTGATTATCTGACAATGGGTACGACAGCGATGTCTGCCACTAATCCTGTTGAGTTTTATGCTGGTGTAAACAGTACAGGCTCTGGTGTTATTCTTACCGCTGCTCCAGCTGCCGTAACAAGATACTGGGTAGGCGGCACAGGAAGCTGGACGGCATCTGCGACTGCTAACTGGTCGGCCACATCTGGAGGCGCTGGTGGTGCTTCTGTGCCCACATCCGCTGATACTGTCATATTTAATAGCGCATCAAATGCAACCGCATATTCTGTAACACTATCATCGGTAACTCCATTACGCTGCTACAGCTTGTCTGTAAGTGGACCAGCATCTGGTTCATTAGTATTCGCAGGATCTGCACAGCTTTGTATCACGCACGACTTTACAATGGCATCTACAGGAATAAGTAGAACATATACCGGTGCGATTACGTTTAGTGGTGCAGGCACAGGTAAAACGATCAGTTGTGGACAAACTCTAGCAAGTTCTATTACTTTTGCCACAACAGGTTCATGGTCATTAACTGCCGCTTTGAATATTGGCACATCTACACTGACAATAACAAGTGGCACATTCAACACTGCTGGATTTACTTTAACTGGTGCAACTCTGACATTAACATATTCGTCAGGAGCAACAACTCCTATATCATTATCCTTTGGTGCTTCTGCTATCAATCTAACAACGAGCATCAACTTTACCGGTTCATCTACGACAGTAAATCCTACTAACTTAACGTTCAGTTCTGGTACATCAACTATAACAATATCTGGAACAAGTAACGCCTTTTATCATGGTGGTCAGACGTTTTATAATGTTGCGTTTACTGATCAGACTTCAGGCATCTCTGTTCCTTTGAATCAATCTATTTTTCCTGTAACATTCAACAACTTGACCATGTGGAATCCTGGAACAACAGGATATAAACAGTGTAACATATCGTCTAATATAACTGTGAACGGAACTCTGACATTCACACAAGGCACTAATAGTGCATCAAGACGCATATTCTTATTCAGTGGCACATTAGGAACACAGTACACGATTACTGCCGCTTCTGTATCAAACCTTAATAATATCGACTTTCGCGATATCAAATGTGCTGGTGCCGCTACTTGGTCAGGTACAAGTATTGGAGACTGTGGTGGCAATAGTGGCTTAACAGCATCAACACCAAAAACTGTATATTGGAGTTTAACTGCTGGTGGTTCTTGGGCAGCTGGTGTTCCTTGGGCAACAAGTTCTGGTGGTACACCTGCTGATGCTAACTTTCCACTAGCACAAGACACAGCTATTATTCAGAATACTGGATTAAACACATCTTCAACAATCACAATGGACAACATTTGGAATATCGGCACAGTCGATATGTCTACAAGAAGCAATACTTGGACTTTTGCTATCAGTAATGGTCCAACACTATATGGAAACTGGTTGTTAAGTTCTGCCACAACATACTCAGGTTCTGGTCAGTTAACATTCTCAGGTAGAGGCACTCAAACAATAACGAGTGGCGGCGCTTCTTATACTGGCACAAACCAATACATAATAAACTCATTTTCAGGAACTGTTCAACTTGCGGATGCTTTAGCGATATCGAGTTCTCTAGTTCTTACGTCTGGTACATTTAATGCGGCATCATATAATGTCACTGCTTCATTATTCAGTACGGCTGGTTCAAGTTCTAGAACATTGTCTATGGGATCTGGTACATGGTCACTAACATCAAATCCCACACCATGGACAATAACAACTACTACAGGGCTTACCTTTAATAAAGGATCAGCAAATATCAACTTAAGTGGTGGCAGCGGCACAAACTTTACTGGTGGTAGTTTGACGTACAATGGACTGTCATTTGGTGGATCAGGATTTAGTTCAACTAGTGCATTAACTGGAAATAATACATTCTCTGCTATTTCTTCATCTAGAACTGGTATCTGGTCGTTAAATCTGGGCACAACCATACAGTCGGTTGGAGCATTTTCTGTCTCTGGATCTTCTGGCAACTTAGTGTCGATTTTTGGCACATCAACCTCAACACCAGCAACTATGGTATATACTGGATCATCAACCGTAAATGTTGATTATATTTCAACATCAAGTCTTCGCGTATATAGTTTAACGAACACTTGGTATGCAGGTACGCACAGTGTAGATGGCGGCACTTTAGGATGGATATACGCAGCGATTGCTTCTACTGGAGTTTTGGGACAGTTTTTCTTTTTCTTTTAATGATGTAGATACGACGTCCATGATGTTTTAGTTGTTATAAATAGATGTAATATCAATCGGGGAGAGGGAACCGAAATGTCATCTACTAACTCAACATTCATCGCAAAGAATGGTATCATCGCTAATGGCAGTCTAATCTATGCTGTGGGTGGTACGACTAACGTAGGTATCAACAACACTTCTCCCGATGCTGCTCTTACTGTTACTGGTACAGCAAACGTTCAAGGCAACGTTGTAATCACTGGTACAGTGAATGCTGGTGCAAACGTAAACGTCACTGGTTCTCTTACCTCTACAATCAATGTCAACACTGTTACAGTCTATGCGTCAAATGCTAGTGTTGTTGCTGCTGGTAATGTTGTTATCAACTCTTCTGGCGTATCTGTTGCAAATGCTACTGGATCTCTTCTTGTTTCAACTATTGGAACAACTCAAGGTTTCTCTGCAAACGCATCACTAGTTACACTAGGTAACAGTACCGTAAACACACAGATCAATACAACACACTTCTTTACTGGTAACTCCACATCATATGGCTTTGGCAACTCAACATATGAAGCTTTAGTTACTGCGACTGGTGGTGTAAATGTCAGTGTATATCTAATCAACTCATCTTCTGCCAATGTTGGTAATAGCACAGTTTATGGATATGGCAACTCAGTTGTAGAAGCACTTTATAATCTAACAACAAACACAAGTGGTGTTCTAACCGCGTCAAACGTTGTTATTGGCAACTCAACTGCCAACTCAGTAATCAACTCAACAGCCGTGGTCACATCGATTGTTAATGCAACGGCAAACGTTTCTACCACAACAGTCTATGCGTCAAATGCTAGTGTTGTTGCTGCTGGTAATGTTGTTATCAACTCTTCTGGCGTATCTGTTGCAAATGCTACAGGCGCATTGCTTATTGGCACAATCGGTACTACAAATGGTTTCTCAGCAAATACAACATCAGTTGTATTAGGCAACACGTCTGTCGTTACTACTCTTACTCCAGGGACAATCACAGTAACTGGTCTCGCCAACGTAGGCAACGTCAATACAACAACTGTAAATGCCACAACGTTGAATGCAACAACAGTCAATGCTAACTTGGTTGGTACCACAGTCACAGCGAATGTTATTGCGACAACAGTTTCGGCAACAACAGTTACAGCTAACGTTTCTGCTATAGTAGTCAATACTGCTCAGGTAAATGCTACTGCTAATGTCACAGTCGGTGGTCTATTGAACGTCACAGGCAACTCTACCTTTGGTGCTAACGTTACAATCTCAGGCAATCTATACGTTACTGGTACTACTGTTCAACAAGGCACAACTTCGGCACAAGGCTCTATTATTCCAAATGCAAATGGTAGTTTGCTATTAGGTAATAGTGGTTTATGGTGGGCTAATATATATGTAGTTAACGTAAACTCAACAACAGTGTTTGGCAATCTAAATGCTGGCTTTGTTAATGCGTCGTCAAATGTTTATGTTGGAACAGCAGCGAATAGTGTTGCTGTAAACACAAACACAATCGTTATTGGTAACGCATCTGTCAATGCTACGATCAACTCAACAACATTTACTGGCACATCAAATAGCGCAAACTTTGTAGGTTCTGTATCAGCCGCTAATGTTGTATCTAACGCACAACTATCAGCAAATCTAGGAAACTATCAGACAACTGCTGGTCTATCTACAAACGTAGCAACACTTACTGCAAATAACTCAACCAACTTCAATGGTCAGCCAGCTAGTTATTATACCAATGCATCAAACATGTCATCTGGTACTTTGCCATATGCACAGCTTCCAACAAACATTGTAAACACAACAGCCGCTTTCACGATTGCAGGCAATACAACATTCACAGGCAATACTATTGCAAATGGGTTTGTATTCAGCACAACCTCGATTGTTCTAGCAAACGGTGCATTGTCTGGTGCTTCTGGCAAAGTTCTAATGTCGAACTCGATCAGTGGTGTTTATTGGGGTACAGTGACAACAAATCCAGGAACAGTCACATCTATTGCTTTTGCCAATGGCTTGAATGGTGGTACTATCACATCATCGGGCACAGTCTATGTTGCAAATGCGGATAACAGTATTGCAGTATCAGCCACTGGTGTTTCAGTCAATACAGCATATATTGCAACAACAAATCCTGGCTCATGGGCAAACTCGACCAATGGTTTCACTCTCAATAGTGCTGCTTGGGCTGCTCCAGGTTCTATTGGTACAACTACAGCAAACACAGCAAACTTTACCACACTAAACGCAGCAAGTCTAAACGTCTCGGGTGGTGCTACTGTTTCTGGTAACTTGACTGTCACTGGAAATCTAACACTTGCTGGTACTACAACATTCATCAACTCAACTGTTATCACAACAAATGATTTAAATCTTGTACTTGCGAACAGTGCAACAAATGCCATTACATCAAACAATGCTGGTATTGTTGTTGGCACATTTGCTAACTTGATTTACAACTCAGCTATTCCTGCATGGCAATCAAACGTTGCGTTTATTCCTGCTGCGAATAATCTAAATCTAGGCAACACAAGCTTTGTATGGAATCTTTATGCTAACAATATTTCTGGTAATGGCGCTAGTGTAACGAGTGTAAATGCAGTACAGCTTGGTGGTGTTTCATTAGGAACTGTCAATACAGCTATCACAAGCAATGCTTCGGCAGCTTACACAAACGCAACATCATATGCAGCAACTATTGCAGCTACCGCATTCACAAATGCTGTTGCTAATGCTGTCGCGAATACAAGCCAAGCTTATGCAAACTCAACAAACGGCTTAGGTATTAGTGGTACAGCAGCGAATGCTACTTTGTTTGCTGGATATTCTTGGGCTTCTCCTGCTGCTATTGGTGGTACTACCGCAAACTCTGGTATATTCACTACTGTTACGGCAACAGATCCCGGCTCTGGTACATCTGGTGCGTTTGTCCTTAGAACAAATACTTCAAATACTGCTATTATTCAAGTTGTTAATAATAACAATCAGGCGCAGTATTCATACATGCAAGCCAACTCTTCTGGTTGGTGGAACTGGACTGCAAACGCTTCATTCACAGGAAACGTTTCTGTATCTGGATCTTTTGTTGGTTCTGGTTCAGGGCTAACTGGTACAGGACTATCATTTACTGCTGGTACTGCAAACAATGCAACAAATCTCGGTGGTGTTGCGGCTGCAAGCTATGTCAACACTTCAGGCAACTACACAATCTCTGGTAACCACGCATTCACTGGTGGAGGCACAACAGTCAGCTATGGTGCTGGTTCATATGCAGTTGGCTATAGGGATATTCCACAGAATATTCAGAATACAAGCTATACAACCGCAGCATCAGATTCTGGTGGTCATATCTTCAATGCAGCCAATACAGGAACTTTGACATACACTATTGCCAATAACGCCACAGTTGCTTGGGCGAATGGTGCTGCTATCAGCATAATCAATGGCAATACTGCCACACTTACGATTGCTGGTGCGGGTAACGTTACAATCCAGTTAGCGGGAACTACAACAACAGGAAGCAGAACTCTAGTTGCTGGTGCAACTGCAACTTGTATTCGTGTTGCTGTTGATAGATGGTTTGTTGGTGGAGCAGGAGTATCATAATATGAGTGGTATTCAGATGGCGTTTCTTGGTTCGAAGAAATACTTTCCGCCAGTAACAAGAACATACACATCAGGCAGTGGAACTGATTCTATTCCTACTGGAGCATCACAAGTAGTTATTGAAACTTGGGGTGCTGGCGGTGGTGGTGGTCATGGTAGCAATATTTGTATAACTCAACCTGGCGGTGGCGGCGGAGCAGGTGCTTACTCAAAAAAAACTATATCTCTAACTTCTTCAAACTGGGGTCAAACGTTAAACTATGCAGTTGGAACTGCTGGTAGCGCCGGCAGTTCCGCAGCTGGAGGCACAGGAGGAACGACAACATCTTCTCAGAATACATTTACTACTTCTTTCTCTCTGACTGCAAACGGTGGCACTGGTGGTGCTGATGGATCTGGTACTGCATTTCAGGGCACAGGAGGAACAGCTAGTGGAGGAGACGTTAATACATCAGGCGGCGGTGGTGGTGGACAAACATCAAATGGCGCGGCATCTCCTAACGGTGGCGCTACTCAGACTACAAAAGGATCGTCTGGTAATCCGCCAGGTGGTGGTGGTGCGGGCGGTAACTTTAGTAATCCTAACGGAAACGTAGGCGGTGCTGGTGCTGCTGGACAAGTTACTTTTACATACTCATAATGATCAAATCTCAATTCCAAAAACATGAAAATGTATATTGGCTAAAAATGGTATTCGCGAAAGCTGAAGATGTGTTAGAGATGCATCAACATGGACCAAAGAACTATCATGATACAGTTGTTATCAACGGCAGTATAGAAGCATATGGTCCAGACAAAGAGTGGTTATATAAAGCCAATACTGGAGATTTTTTATATTACACCGATGATAAACAACATCACGAAATCAAAGCACTAGAAGACAATACAGTCATATTGAACTTATATCGTAATCCTATGCCACATGTTGATGATCTTCTTGGTCAATGGTTATAACATAAATAACAATAAACAATAGGAAGAAGCAATGGCAGTTCCAAACTCAAGAGAACAGTTCAAATACTATCTACTCAGAAGACTTGGCGCTCCTGTAATCAATATCGATGTTGATGACGATCAGGTAGAAGATCGTATTGATGAAGCTTTGACATTCTTCTGGGACTATCACTTCGAAGGTTCTGAAAAGACCTATTACAAGTATCAGGTAACTTCAACTGATATTGAAAATCAGTATATCACTCTACCATCGAACATCATTGGTGCAGTCAATCTATTCCCTGTTGGTGAATCGTTGTCATCAAACAATCTGTTCAACATTCGTTATCAGATCACATTGAACGATCTATATGACTTGACTGCTACAACGATGGTACCATACTATCTTGCTATGCAGCATATTCAGTTTCTTGAACAGCTTCTAGTCGGTCAACAGCCACTTCGCTTCAATCGTTACAACAACATTCTATATCTAGATATGGCTTGGGACATTGTACAACCAGGAAGCTTCTTAATCGTTGAAGCATATCAGATCATTGATCCAACCGTATATGGTGGAGTATGGTCAGATCGTTGGTTGACACAATATGCTGCTGCACTAGTCAAGCGTCAATGGGGCGACAACTTAACGAAGTATACAGGTATCAATCTACCAGGTGGAAACAAGTTTAACGGTGATAAGATCAGAGATGATGCTCAAAAAGAGATTGATAGACTAGAACAAGAGATGTATACCACTTGGAGTCTTCCTGTTGGAGACATGATCGGTTGACTGACATACTTTTATATGATTCGTTTATGTCATGTAAGGTATATCTTAAACAGTACATTACTGATTATATACAAGTTGGTGGACAAGTCAATAGATATTCTCGTATAAATATAGAAAATATCAAAGGAAAAGACCTTGCCCACCAACTTCTTCTTCAGGAACAGCGATTACAATCCTGAGCAGAATCTGCTACAGAATCTAGCAGACGAAATGATTCAGATTTTTGGTATCGATTGCTATTATCTTCCGAGAACAACAAACTATATTGATAAGTTATTTGATGAAGCACCAACGTCTTCATTTAACGTGGCTATTCCACTTGAAATGTATATTAATGATTATGAAGGTTTCCAAGGTGAAGGCGATCTACTCAGCAAGTTCGGGCTAAACGTAGCAGACAAACTTACACTATCGGTGAGTCGTCGTAGGTTCGCACAAGACATTGGTAGCATATACAACTTGATTCGCCCACAAGAAGGTGATCTTGTTTACTTTCCATTCACAACTGGTATTTTTGAAATCAAGTTCGTTGAACATGAAAGATCCTTCTACCAGACTGGATCGCTACAATACTTTGAGTTGCAGCTAGAGAAGTTCAACTACGATTCGGAACAGTTCAACACTGGCATCGCAAACATCGATTCGATCCAACAGAACTATTCAGTGGCAGACAGTAACTTCTGGTATCTCACCGAAGCAAGTTACGATCTTATTACCGAAGCTGGTTATGATATTGTCAACGAAACTTTTGTTCTAGATGAAATCGATCCATCAACACAGAATGAAGAGTTTGTAGCTTTGGCAAACACCTTCGTGGACTGGTCGGTTACTAATCCATTTGGGAACGACATTTAGATTTTGTGCTTTCTAGCAAAGTGCATAGGAAAGCCACATCTGGCCATTTCTTTTCTACACAAAACACAAGAGACTCTATGTTTGTTTCTATCTGCCGAAGCTGCTTTCCATTCGTCTGTGCATCTTGCCTTTGCTTTTTCTGACAAACGTTCGCGTAGTTCTTGATTATTCATTGCTTCTTTTGTTCCTATAGATATACTATTCTTTTCGTCATTTGTTCTAGGAACTTTATATCTATCGTTTTCCTCTCGTGATTTGGGATTTACTCTATATTTCATAAATCTTTTTCTGCAATTTTCCTTTTCTTCTTCTGATTTATTAGACCATCTGATTGAAGCTTCGCTTGACATCTTAGACAATCTTTCCACAGTAAAACTATTTCTTTGTTTTTGTTTTGTTTCTTCTGAAAGTTTATAACCACCAGAATTTCTCCAACGAATGTTGGATATCGCTTCATTTATATACATAGGACTTACATCTACATTGAAGTGTTTGTGTAGATAAGATTCGTGATTTATAGCAGATTCTCTTGTATCAAATATTTTTATGATTTTGGTTTTGAAAAATGAAGGATTTCGCTTCATCTCTTCAATCCAAACTTTCTTGTGTTTTTTTGATGTAACGGTTCCATGATATCCACTATTGATTTTGGATATCGTGCTGTAACCGATATAGAACGGAGGAAGTTTGTTGCCAATATAAATAGTAATATATGTACAATACATGCTGATGCTCCTTCAAAGCGTTAGAGTAGATGGGTTTCGGCCAAGTCACCGCGATCTACAACTATATTTATATAAACCGATTCGGGAGAAGTGTTATTTTTGGCAACAACTTTTATTTTGGCAGTATCAGAAAGTATATTGTTCTGTTTGGTTCGTTGTTCAATGATATTCTCATTGATCGCGTCAATGAGGCAGGAGATGCTGTTGATACGCTGAAAGTGCCATTATCATATGGTCCAAAAGATCGTTATCTCGTTCGACTTCAAGAGAACCCAGACTTGCTACGCCAGGTCAATCAGGTTCTACCTAGAATGTCTTTTGAAATCAAAAGTGTTGAATACGATTCATCGCGTAAGTTAAACACGGTTGGCAAGAATGTCAATCTAACAAATATGGGCAACACACTCGGGTATCAGTACAATCCTGTTCCGTACAACTTTAACATCGATCTATCGATTCTTGCTAGAAACGCCGATGATGCTTGTCGCATTGTAGAACAGATTTTGCCATTCTTCAAGCCAGAGTGGACAACAGCGATCAATCTCATTCCAGAAATGGGTATTGTGATGGATATTCCTGTTGTTTTAAAAAACATTCAGTATGAAGATACTTACGAAGCCAGTTTCAATGACCGCTATGCTATCATTTGGGAACTTCAGTTCGTTCTCAAAGGCTATATCTTTGGTCCAATCTCAACACAGGGCGTCATCAATACTGTTGATATCAACTTCCGTGTATCTGGTGATAACGATACTTTTGTTGGCACAATCAGTAACGGCAGTAACACAATCTTTACAAATGCCGATATTGATTCTATCGATGTTGGTTCTAGGATTACAGCAAACGTTCAAGGATTGCCAGCAAATACAACAGTAACCGCGGTAAATACGACATCGGTTTCACTTAGCAACATATATACTGGTTTAAACTCTAACGTAACCTTTACAACTTCTGGCAACTCTCCTATTGCAGAATATGTACAGATTACTCCTGGTCTAGATGCGAATGGAAATCCAACAAGCAATGCTTCCATTTCTATTCCTGTATCAGAGATTGAAGCTAACAGCAACTATGGTTACATAAAAGATTGGTTTACAAATATCGGGTGATATATGAACATAGCGAATAATCAAATCATTTCACAAAAACTAGGCCTTAGCCCAATGAACGACTCGGTTGGGTTTCCGACAAAGAAGTTGCCTACACAGGCTATTCTTGTTCAAGACGAATCGCAAACCAATGCAGAGAACGATTACGACTTTGCGCGTAAGAATCTCTATGACATCATCGAAGCTGGTCAGGAAGCACTCACAGACATGCTGGAGTTCGCAAAGCAGTCTCAGTCGGCATCTGCATACGAAGTTGTTGGCACACTGGTGAATGGCTTGGTGACAGCTAACCAGAAGCTATTGAACTTAAGCAAGCAAGTCAAAGAGATCCAGAAGATGGACAAAACACCAGAAGAAGCAGAAAAGACTACTGGTAATGTAACTAACAACCTATTTGTGGGAACAACCGCTGAGTTGCACAAACTGCTCAAAGGTGAATAATGGCAGAATACTATAATAATAACCAAAATCTAAAAGCCGTCAACGTTCCTGTTGAGTGGGATTTAGATAAGGTAAAAGAGTTTAAAAGATGTGCTGAAGATCAGATTTACTTTATTAAAACATACTGTAAGATTGTTAGTGTTGACGACGGTCTAATCAACTTCAATCTTTGGCCATTTCAGGAGAATATGGTCAATACATTTGAGATAAATCGTTTCTCTATTTGTAAACTGCTTCGTCAGTGCGGTAAGACAACTACAGTTTGCGCTTACATGCTGCATAAACTTCTTTTCAATAAAAACTATGCTATTGCTATTCTTGCCAACAAAGACATGCAGGCACGAGAAATCCTTAACCGTGTGAAGTTGATGTTTGAACATCTTCCCAACTGGTTACAGCAAGGCGTGAAGCGTTGGAATGAAGGCGACATTGAACTAGAGAACGGATCAAAGGCACTTGCATCAGCCACCGGTGGTTCTGCTGTTCGTGGTAAGACGTTCTCACTTCTATATCTTGATGAGTTTGCGTTCGTTCCTAACAACATTCAAGAATCATTCTTCGCTTCAGTTTATCCTACGATCACTTCAGGTAAGACAACTAAAGTTATCATCACTTCAACACCGAATGGGATGAACCTATTCTATAAGTTGTGGTCCGATTCGGAACAAGGGCGTAACACATACGTTCGCTGCTCTGTTAACTGGAGAGACGTTCCTGGTCGTGACGAAGCATTCAAAGATGAATATATCAAAAACACCAGTGAACGTCAGTGGAGACAGGAATTTGAATGTGTTGCAGAAGAAACTATGATAGATGTCTACGATACAACAACAAATGAATATATGTGCATTCCTATAAGTCAACTATATAATACACTTTGAGATAGAGTTTCTTGGTTTTATAAATACAATAGAACTAGGAGATTTTTATGCATAGAAAAATATATGAAAAAGAGTATGGTCCTATTCCGAGAGATACAGAAGGTAGATCATATGAAATACATCATGTTGATGGTAACCATGCCAATAATGATATCATGAATCTTACTTGCGTGAGTATACAAGAACACTATGATATACACTATTCGCAGGGTGACTATGGCGCTTGTGTAATGATAGCAAAACGAATGGGTATGTCTCCGACATATATTAGTGATATACAAAAAGGTAAGAAAAGACCTGGTGTTGGCGGTGTAAAAAAGGGAACCACACCTTGGAATAAAGGCATCAGTGGATATTCTTTACCTAAAGCAAGTGAAGCAAAGAGAGGTAAAGTTTATCACAGCAAACTTGGTGAAAATGTTGACGCTATACTTGAACTATACAACACTAGACCATATATTGATGGAGTGGGTAAAGTTCAAAAGAATGGTAAAGTTTTATCATATGAACAAGCATTTAGTAAAAAGTATGCAGAAGAATATGGCGTAACATCTGCATGTATTAGAAAACTAGTAACAGGTAAAAGTTTCAGTGCAGTATAAAGAAAACACAAGATACAGAATAAAAACTCCTTTAGGATATAAAGATTTTTCTGGTGTGGTGTCAAAAACTACAGATACTTTGATTCGCTTTGATTTTGATGATACGTTTATTAGAGTATCACCTAAACATGTCTTTTTGACAGATAGTGGATTTTCTTTTGCAAAAGATTTGTCAATAGGACAAACAATAACTGGGAAAAAAATATCTAAGATTACGCTACTTACAGAAGGACCATATATAGTTTATGATCCAGTAGGCGTTGAAGAATCTGAAACATACTACTCTAATGATGTTGTGTCACACAATACAGAGTTCCTTGGTTCATCTAATACACTGATTGATGGTAACAAACTAGCACAGCTTACCTACATTGATCCTATTCTAACAAACAATGATGTTGATATGTATGAGGACGTGAATGAAAGTCGCGTCTATGCTACTGTGGTTGATACATCCCGTGGTTCTGGTATCGATTATTCTGCATTCATTGTGTTTGACATCACAGACGTACCATATCGAGTGGTAGCAAAATATCGTAATAATGAAATC